ATGTGGCGCCTACACACCTGCCGGACCGATGACTGCAAGTACAGATCGGTCGATAAGATCTATGTCCTCGGCGGCGAAGGCGCTGACGGGGAGGTCGAGATCGAATGTACGAAATGGTAGGAGGCGCTTGTCCGGGAATCGTGGGAATCGGTCTGTATGGCCGATTGACGCTCCCGGGCGGCATAGAGATATATTTAACTGGTGATGAGCTGGAAATAGCAAAGAAGGCGAAGCTGGAGGCCGTAATGGACACTGATGGGTATATGCGTGTCTCCGCATCTAACAAGGTGCGTCTTGCTGTCAATTCAGACGGAAACTTGGAGGTAAGTACAAAAGATATGGCACAAACAGTCACGGTCAAGGTGAGCCCTTCCCTCGAAGGGGTACACGATCCGACCAAAGCTTATGACCGCCTGAGTGTGGTCTATGATGAGACTACGAATGTCTCATATATATCGAGGGTAGACGTTCCTGCCGGCATAAACCTTACGAACGCAAACTACTGGCAGCCGTACACATCGGTGCAGGCACAGCCGTACATCACTGATTCTGTCACCGGTGCAGTCTACACAATCCAGATGGCGAACGGCGAAGTGATGGCAAAACAGATGACATGATGGTCATAAATAACAGTATGTATGTTATTCTGTAACATTTCGGGGCGTGAGAAAACATTTGTATTATCATAAGGAGGGCATAAAAGTATGTCAGATATATATTTTGCGACGCGGGACCGTCAGGACCTTATCCTCTCGTACGTACAGGATATCCTTACTTCGGTATCGGGACAGGACGAACTGGCAAAATCCCGCATAGCAGCCAACTACTTCAAGACTCGTGCGAGCCGGTATGCTTCGCTCGAATTTGGATGCAGCTGGCCTTCCTGGGATTCATCCCATCTCTCGGCGGGCACGAGGACGAAGAATGCCGTCGATATGGTGGCATATCCCTCAACGGATGAGACGGCAGCCCGTAACGACTTCGACAATTACTTCTACGGAATGATCGTCAATGGCCATGTCCGTGCGGATGGAGAGTTTGTCGTTGATTACTTCGATTCGGATGCAGAGTTCAACCGCTATACAAGAGACACATACGTACTCTTCCCGCCGATGTACTTCAAGTACGATTTCACGGGTGGCGGAGAAGAGATTGACCTGTGCCTCTCCCAGAAAGAAGGGTATGCTCCTGTAGGTCCGGCAATCAAGTCTGACGGCACAGTCCGGGATTTCATTCCGATCGCCTGCTATGGTGTATCGCTTGGTGATGGCGGCGTTCCGATGACCGTGTCTGATGCTTTGATGATGGACAAAGTATCGCATAACAATCAGATCACCACATGGAAGAAGAAGGGCACACAGTACACAATGGAGACAGTCCAGGAGTACGAGTTCCTGAATATCCTGTTCATGGTGACGTTCGCCACCAGAAATACACAGAGTATCATGGCCGGATGCGTGTCGTATGATAAGCAGATCAGTCCCGCAGTGGCTGAGACTGGAGTGAAGAGAGTTATCGTTACGAATGCGAATGCAGAATTCTTTATTGTCGGCTCTACCGTGTCAGTAGGTACTGCAAAAGACCGTGGTTCCACTGCAAACAACATTGTGGATAGACGCAGAATTACCCAGATCGAGGATCTCAGAAACGGAAATAGCGCAATCTATATAGATGCACTTGAGACGTTCGATGTTGCTACATCGAATTTCCTGTCGACAATGCCGTGGTGGAGCGGAGCGACGGATACAGTTCTGGGAACCTGCGGTTCTCCGGGAAGCAATTCCAACGGCAAATATCCATACAGATTGTTCGGCGTGGAATGTGCTTGGGGACAGTATGTATGCCTCTCTAATGTTATTTATAAGATCACATCGGGAATCGCCAAGATGTATGTTGCATATGACGCAACTCTGGCCACATCGAGCGGTCCGAATAGTGACTATGAAGAAGTTGACTGCGTCATTGCAGAAATCGGAGGTAAGAACGGATACATTTCAGAGAGAGGATACGATTCGAATAATCCGTTCGTACGTTTCCCGACCGCTAACGGAAAAGAGGCAACGACCACGACGGGCTATGCGGATAGCACCTACGGCATGAATAGTTACACAGAAAGCACAAATGGGACCAGAGAAGTCCTTGTCGGCGGCTCCCTGACCGGCGGGGCTATCGCGGGGCGCTTCTGTGTCACTGTGTACTACGCTCTGTCGACCGCGCACTGGATTTTCGCCGCCCGTCTTTCTGCTCTGGCAGACTGCGGCAGAGCCGCAGCGTAGGGGGTGAATGCCGCGGAGCGGCAGAGGGGGTCTTCCCCCTCTTAAATCCCGCGAAGCGGGACGAAAATGCAACTGAAAAAATCGGATATCTTCTTAATTTATAAGGACTCATGACGCGACGGGCTGTTCCTTGTCGGCGGCAACCTGAACAACGGGGCTAACGCGGGGCGCTTCTATGTCAACGTGAACAACGCTCTGTCGAACGCGAACTGGAACATCGCCGCCCGTATTTCTGTTTCAGAGCGTCATGTTTCGTGGAGCATGACTCCATCCCGAAAGGGCTTGAGCAGAGCTCGAAATTGCTGAACCAGCACTGGCCAATGGGCAACCGGCGGCCGGCCTCATGACGGAAGTGGGCATGGGTGGGGCTTAGTAGTAAAACCGAAAGGCCTTGAATACAGAAAGAAAGGTGAATCATGAAAACGCACTGTAAAAATGTGAATATACGGGACATCGGATTCATCGTCGATTCTATACTGGACTTCATGGACAGGAACAAATGCGAGAAAGCCTGGTCCAGAAGAATTTTTAGAAAGTTCTCAGGAAGATCAAACCGATACGTCAAAGAGCATCTGAAGCCAAGAGACCCTTTTCTTGAAGAGACGGCACAGCTCATAGCTTTCGAGGTCTCTGATGCAATTGCAAGAAGGTGTGTCCGGGAACATATCATGGAGAACCTTGTTGGCCAGAAGGTCATAAGGTATGCTCCAATTAATGATTCCGGATCCGGGAAGAAACGTACGCTCGGCATCGAGTGTGCCATGCTGAAGATATACGAGAATTTGTTCCGGTATGCTGCGGAACCTCTTTTCGAAGCAAAGGTCGGCACATATCAGGTGGCGTCCATCAAGGGCAAAGGACAGAGCTACGGAGTGAAGGCGGTGAAGAAGTGGATCTCCGGAGATGTTGAAGGTACGAAATTCGGGGGACAGATGGATATAACGAAATGTTATCCGTCCATCCCCCATTCCAAGATACTCAGCATGCTCGACAGGGATATTCATAAGAACAACGACATGGTATATCTTATCCACACCATTTTCGGTCTGTACGAAGAATTTCCTGATGAGAATTCACTTTATCCGTCGGATCACGGGATTCTTATTGGCTCGCCTGCGAGTAAGGATCTCTGCAATTACTACCTGTCCTCCGTCTACCATTATGCATCCGAGCAGTTGGCGAAGGTATCGACCAGGAGAGGGAAGACGAAGCGTGTGCGCCTCATTTCCCATATCCTGATTTACATGGATGACATTCTCATCTATGGGCCGAACAAGAAGGATATTCATACCGCTGTCAGGTTGATCATTGAATTCTGCCGAAAAGAGCTCGGTGTCAGGATAAAGGACAGTTGGTCGGTGTTTCGGACAGCATACGTAGACCGTAACGGAAAGAGGAGAGGAAGGGATCTGGACTTCATGGGTGTTGTCTTTCATGGAGGAGCTGTTAGTGAGAAGCAGTATCCGGGAGAGAGAAAACGGCACAAGAAGGTCTGGGTAACAGTACGTGATTCCATCTTCCTTCGTTCGCGTCGGAAGTTGGCAAGGCTCAGCCGTAAAGTAAGGAAAGGGGATAATGTTTCAGTAAAGCTGGCCAGAGGTGTGACGGCACAGTATGGCAGCTTCGTAAATAGTAACAGCTATCAGATACGCAGGAGGTATGTTGATGGGCTGTTGAGAGTGGCACGGAGGATAGTCAGCGACTACGAGAAGGGTAAAGGCTATGAACAAAACAAATATTATAAGTTATGGAGGATAGCTTATGCATAAAGTTAATAGTGTGAATCCGCTGGATGATCTGCTTTATATGGTGCAGGCCGACGGGAGTGCACAGGTCTGGCTCCGTCAGAATCAGACAGGGGGAGTAGTGACTGATTCGGATGGTACGGAATCCACACTCTATGAGGCTGATGAGATCTATGCAGTAGTCACGGCTGATGTTGTATCGGAGAAAGAGATCCGGAACGATGTTGCGTTCTGGTTCGCACAGCTGTCCGACAAGAAGGAAGGCATCAATGCAGATTATCTGCAGATAGAAGCGGTTCGCGCAGCAAAACGTGCGGAGATCTCTCAGATCTGCAATGCGACAATCTTTGGTGGCGTTGACGTCCTCTTGTCTGACGGGTCTTTGAAACATTTCTCGATGACCGATGAGGATCAGCTGAACCTTTTCGGCAAACAGGCACAGCTCGCAGCCGGAATGGAGCAGGTAGAGTATCATTCTGACGGGGAGCCGTGCCGGTTCTACTCAGCTGCAGATGCAGGGTTGATCATCAATGCGGCGATGGCTTTCAAGACGTTCCACACGACGTACACGAACTCAGCATTCCAGTGGATAAAGGCACTCCGCAAGGCGTCGACAATCTCGGCTATAACGTATGGCGATGCCATCCCGGAGCAGTACCAGAGCGACGTTCTGAAGGTCCTGTATCAGGAGGCTGTCGGATGAAGAATCTGCTGAAATATGTGTTCTTGATGTGCGTGGGTGGAATTGTGTACTGCATGTTGGAGCATATCTTTCGCGGAAGGTCTCACTGGAGTATGTTCTTCGTCGGGGGGATTGCGTTCATCCTGTGCGGACTGCTCAACGAAAAATTCACCTGGGAGCTGCCGCTCACTACGCAGATGCTCATATGCTGTGTCACGATTACGTGGATAGAGCTTTTAAGCGGTATAATTCTCAATTTGTATCTCGGTCTTGGCGTGTGGGATTACAGTAATCTCCCGTTCAATTTGTTTGGCCAGATATGCCCGCAATTCACGGCGCTTTGGTTCCTCTTGGGAGGAGTCGCTATAATACTTGATGATTATGTCCGATACTGGTTCTTCGGTGAAGAGAAGCCTCGGTATCGGATATTTTAATGGAAGGAGCACTTATGGATAAAACGAACGGCGAACTGCTTGAACTTCTGTCCTATTATGACGATCTGACAGCGAAGCAGGCAGAGTGCATCGCCCAAATGTCTCGGATGATAACCCGTCAGGCCTGGACGATTGCCATGCTCAAAGATGACAGGATGTCTTCCGAGAGTGCCGAGCAGATAAAGGCTGACATGCAGAAAATCAAAGAAATTATCACTGAGGCATTCGGTGAGCTCGTGGAGCCGTGAGGCTCCTTTTTTAATGGAGGATTATATGAATCGATCGCGGGATGAACCTTCGGAGATGCTTTGCGCATCTCTTTTTTAATACACCAGCGGAGGAATACAATTGCAGAATTTATACACAGTCAACGACCTCGCCCAGATGTTTCTGGCTATATGCGGCGGCATCGGCATTATCGGGGCAGCAATCGTCTGGATTGCTCGCGCGGTTGGTTTTTTCAGAAAACCGGAAGAAGCGCAAAACCTCAAGCTCGAGGATCACGAGAACCGTCTCAAGGAACTTGAGCGGAAATCGAACAGGGATTATGAGCAGATCAGCTCCATGCAGGAGGAAATGAAAGTGATCCTCCTCGGTACGCATGCCCTGCTCCGACATGCAATCGATGGCAACGACACAGCGAGCCTCAAACAGGCGGAGTCAGACATTATCAGTTTCTTAAACAACAAATAGGAGGTACCCTATGGATTTTTGGGCAGCAATAGGCTCCATTCCGGAGCCGGTTCTTATCCTGCTTCTTATCATCTTCGTTATCCTGACGGTCTATATCATCTACGAGAACGCCAAGATGAAAGGCCTTGAAGGAATCCGCGCTCAGGTCTATCAGTACATGCTGAAAGCCGAGCACATGTATGTTTCCAGCGAAGGCCGGCAGAAGCTTAAATATGTAGTACACAACGCGCGCATGCTTTTACCTGACTGGCTCAGGTTCTTTATCTCCGACGAAGCACTTATGAATTTATGTGATGCATGGTTCAAGGAAGTAAAAGATCTGCTCGATGATGGAAAGATAAACTCATCCGCACAGCTGAATAAGGAATCTGAAGAAGTAGAATAATTTGTCTCCGATCGGAGACATCGAGGGAGCCGAAAGGCTCCCTTTTTTTAACGGAGGATATTAATGACACAGAAAGAATGGGTAGATATGATATGGCCTCTCGCTGTCAAGGCGTGTGAAATCGTCGGCGGTTATCTGCCTGAGATTTTAACGGCCCAGACCTGTCAGGAGACAGGGTACGGGGAGACAGATCTCAGCCAGATCGGTCGCTATAACGTGGTCGGTATGAAGAAGGAACTGTTGAACGACACCTGGACGAGCGAGTTCTGGCATGGGAAAACATATAGCAAAGTCACACCTGAGTGGTATGGCGGTAAAAAAACAATGATCACAGATGTCTTCCGTGTTTATGACAGTTATCTGGACGGACTCTGCGACTATGTGCAGTTCATGAGAGACGCCAGGTACGAGAAAGGCGGTCACTATAAGTACCGCGACGTGCTGGCCATCAACGATCCCGAGACGCTCATCGAGACGGTACGGTCGCGTGGATACTGCACGGATCCGTCATATACAACGTCCGTCATGGCCATTGTGAGGAAGTGGGACCTTACGAGCAGGGATAAAGGCGGGACACCTGCAAAGACGTACAAATCTGTAAGGGAAGCTCTTGCAGCACTTGGCGTTGATCTGATAGACAGGGTGGCAGAAAATTCCGGAGAAGTCCCTGCTCATAATTCCAACAGCCATGATTATTTCGGAGTCCATTACCTTGGAGTGAATGGCATTAACCCCGATCTTTATGGCGGGGGATATGGAGGTCACTACTTTATCTATCCTGATGGAAGGTGCTCACAGGCTGCCCTTCCCACGGATAAAATATGGCACGTTGGTGCTTCATCGGGATTCAAGTACATTCACCCGGACGCGAGGAACCACAACACGGTTGGTGTTGAATGTGCGACATTCACGAAATCGGGAAGGAATAACGATGACGAGACCTGGTACTTCCATGAGGAGACGCAGGTCACGGCTGCAAAGCTTTCCGCGGCCTTCCTGACGGTCTACAAGCTGCCGATCGACCACCTGCTCCGACACGGTGATGTGACCACGAAGAACTGTCCATCTCCGCTGAAACGTGACCAAGGGCTCGGTTCCAACTGGACATGGGAACGCTTCAAGAGCGAAGTGCAAAAGTACATGGCGCAGCTCGCCGGCAAGCAGACTGTTACGCTCAGGAAAGGGTCTTCCGGAGCTGACGTTATCAAGCTTCAGAATGATCTTGACGCTCTCGGATACTACAACATCAAGCAGAATGCTGCCGGGTTGTGGTATGAAGAGCGCCTGTCTGCAGATGGAGACTTCGGTCCGAAAACAGAGGAACAGGTGCTCTTATTCCAGAAATACGAGGGTCTGGACTGTGATGGTATTGCAGGACCTAAAACTCTCGGAAGGATCGCTGAGCGAATCTCAGAGATGTCAGGAGTCAATTCTACTGAGAACTTCACGATGGATGATCTTGAAAAGACTATCCTTAAAATTGTCAGCGAAGCAAAGGAGAAAGATTGGCTCTATGGCAACAGCCATGTTTATCCGCCGTGTGCTGACGGTTACATCAGCTGTGACCGCCTGATTTCCCTTGCCCTCTACAGGCACGGAATCAGGCATCAGCCGAACGGCGGATGGTGCGGAAGCAATCTGGAAAAGGCTCTCGTGTCTATGGGATGGGTGAAGGCCGCCGATCCGGAGAAGGTGACGGGCAAGGCTGTCGTTGTCATGTATAAAGACGGAGGCTTCTGCCATGCATTCTGGCAGTCTTCCTATGACCCGAAGACCAAGTTGTGCACGAAGTACGACACCGGCGATACATGGAGATGGGCCGAGCATACACAGCCGTTCAAAGATGTCCCCCGCAACGAGTGGGATGATAAACGCTATGTCGGGGCGGTATACACTATGCCTGCCCAGACAGCCAAGTCGAAGATCATCCGGCTCGGACAGCAGCACTCCATCAACTTCACAGGTCACCGCATTGCTGATGATGGCATTTACGGTACCGAAAGCCGCGAGCAGGCCATCCGTGTTATCCAGCGCGCCGCCAACCTGGACTACTCTGCGCACCTCGTAGAAGATGGTAAGCGCGGACCGCTGACAGACGCCGTGATGGCCGGCCACTATGTTGAGCTTGGCGAGAATCAGTTCATGGTGACAGCTGTCGAAATCTGCGCAATGCTTGTCGGTAAGGATCCACATGGCGTCGAACTCCCGGGAACGTACGGTGAAGGCCTTGCATCCTGCCTTGGCACGAACAAGTTCACATATGAACAGCTTCTGGCCATGATCGGTGCATAATAAATCTTTTTAATATATGATTACGGGGCTCCTTTTCGAGGGAGCCTCTTTTTTTGTTGGTGTGAATGATATATCATTCATAAATATCGCTTGTGCGATAATAAATAACATTTTATGTCAGGGCTTTTATATCCGTGTTATAAAATAACGGAAGGAGCAATGGCAATGATAAAGATTTTACTGTCTCGAAAACTTGGAGAGATCCGCATGACTCAGAAGGAGCTTGCGACAGTGACCGGAATCCGCCCGAACACCATCGGTGAACTGTACCACGAGCTTGTTGACAAGGTATCCCTTGAGCAGCTTGACAAGATCTGCGAAGCTCTTGACTGTCAGCCCGGCGAACTGATGGTTTGGGTTCCAAACAAGCGGAGGATTCCACCGGAAGAGCATGAAGATTCTTCGGTTTGATTCGCTGCAACGAATGAGACAGAAAAAGGAGGGACACCCCCTCCTTTTTGCTTACCCGTTATTCCTGCGGGCATCTGGCCAGAGCCTCATCGAGTGCTTCGTAATCAAGTCCGCAGTCCTCGTATCCTCTCACGATGGTATCGAGATAACTCCTGCTCGGCGTTCCTGGCTTTGCCGACGGGTTCATGATATAAACTATAGCTTCGATGCTTCCGCCCCCGTCCAGAGCCACAGAGACCGTCTTCTTTCTATAATGCCTCGGATATCCCTCGTATACGTCGAGCATCTTTTCGTCGAACCGATTGATGCGGAATACGCCGACCGGCACCCGGGCACCTTTTTTCTTGTCGATCGTCGCAAAGGCCGCCCGGCCCATCGGCATCTTCTTAAAGTTCAGTTCATACCCATCTATATATCCAGTCCTCCAGAGTTCAGATGTAGGGCAACGCCTGTACATCTGATGGAGATCCAGATTCGATCCATATGCCACATATGCTTTCATTCCTTATCCTTTCCCCCGTATAAGGCCGATAGGTCAGCCTTCCGATATATCAAGCTGCGTGTCTCTGGTTGATGCCGGCGTTCTTCTTGATGATCGTCATCATGTGGAGCCTGCAGGTTGCGAACTCATCACCGTAGAGACCGAGCCTGTTCGTCAGAACATGGTACATGAGGTTGACTTTCTTTTCCGCTGTGTATCCGTCCATGGAGCGGAAGGTTACGCGGCTGTCCTGTGCTGAGATTGCCCATGCGCTGAGTGCGAGACAAAACTGGATGTATGCCTTTACCTTGCCGGCATGGAGCGTGCTATTGAAAAGTCTGAATTCCACCGTTCCCTTGGTGAAGAATGCGTGGAGGTTCATGCCGTGGTAACGTGTCTCGTTGTAGTGCCTGTGGTCGATTCCGCCATGGTATTTGCCGCACCTTGAAGTGTTCGCCGGGCTGTACCAGATCTCTTCGAGCCTTCCTTTGGTAAGGTCTCTCTCGTTGTTCATGGCTGTGAGGAGGCTCTGGGGCATCTTCAGACACCAGCTGGAAGATCTGCGGTTGTTGTCGAGTGCGTCATAGATGAGATCCTGCCGTCCAACGAAGAACTTGAGCATTGTGCGGAGGCTCTTCGGTGTGTGGTTCGCGCCGTCCACATGGATGTGGATTCCGCAGCTGCTGTCTGTCTTTGCCCCGTCAGCTCTGAGGGCTCTGATTATCTTCTGAAGTGTCTCAATGTCTTCGTACTGAAGAACCGGAGTTACGAGTTCGCAGGTACCGCGTCCGACATTCTTGATGGAGCTGTCTGATTCGCATTTCCACTGGCGTCCTTTCGTATCGATGACATAGTGATTATCATATGAAGAGCTGTAACCTGTCTGTGTGCTTCCAAGTGCATCTGCTACGATCTTCTGAGCTCTGGATCTGCTCATGTTGTTCATCTCGATTTCAACTCCGAAGTTCTGGGTTTTGATTGTTGCTGCCATTGTGCTTTCCTCCTATTTTTGTGTGGCTGTTCGGTCCGTCTCCCGAACGGCTGTTCTTGTTTCGTTGTGTGTATATTACCATATGGACAGCGAGTGTCAATACTTTCTTGATAAATTTTTGAATGAAATTTCATTCAAAATAATTGACATATAGGTTAAAATGGCTTAATATGTAGACATAGCACAGAGACAGCAACATGACGGAGGAAACCAAAATGAGCAAGGAAGAAATACTGACAGCACTTGAATTTGGAAAGAATATCGTAGCCGAGTACAATGCACGGAATGAGAAGGTTCCGGCATTCGTATATGAAAGAATCATTGAATTGCAGGACCAGCTGATAGATCTGCTGAGCAAATGAAAGCGTTACTGAGATAATCTTACATCCCGCCCCGGAGGTAACGAGGGCAGAGGAGATTAAGACCATGGCAATTTACGACAGAGCGTTGAAAACGCTATTAGCGTCAAGGTTTGAAGCGAGAGCGGATGACCTGAACCGGAAACTGACCGACGATGAGGTTAGGGCGGAGGCAAAATATCAGCTCGAAGATTTGCCCTATAAGGGAATCTTCGAAGGCAAGGAATTGCAGAAAGCAAAAAGGCAGATGAAAGCATTACTGAGATAATCTTACATCCCGCCCCGGAGGTTGCGAGGGCAAAGGAGGATTTAACATGGATGTATTAAGAACATGGGTTGATAAAGATAGCAGACAGGAACGCGCAAAACTTTATCGAAACATTGACCCGGAAAGCATCTGCATTGTGGGGCATACTATCTATTTTGCACACGTCGGGTGCTACAAAAAGGGAACTACTACAACGAGTGAACACTATCGAATTGAACTTACTGACTGTCCTTTTTTTGTAACCGATTCAGAGGTGATAAAGCAGGAAATGAAGCGCTTTAATTTTACTGGTGATTTGGGATATTACAATCAGACTGCGGAACTGAAAAAATGACAAAAACCCGCCCCGGAGGTAACGAGGGCAAAGGAGATATGGAATGATTAGGGTAACACTTTCCCGAGTGATGGGGGAACAGAGGATAAGGATACAGGAGCTGTCTGAGAGGACAGGGCTGAGCAGGAGTACGATCTCCATGCTCTATAATGAGAAGGCCGGCAGGATCGATTTCAAAACTCTCGACAAGCTGTGCTCCGCTCTCGGATGCCAGCCTTCGGACATTCTGGAATACGTCCCGGATGCCCCGTGATACATTTTTCTACAATTTCCGCCAATATCTCAGTGATACACTCGTGATACACAAAAGGTCGGCAAGCCAAGATTTCAGAGCATGCGAAAACGGAAAAACGCACATGAAAACGGATTAAAAAATACCAGTTATGACGGAAAAGTACCTGCCAACTATAGAGCTGGAATAGTGCGCAAATCCCGGAAAACCCTGGTTTTATGCGGGTTTCCGGGATTCTTTTTTTGTCCGTGATACACTCGTGATACACAAAACTCAATCATCGGTATTGTCAGCCCCTTCGGGGGCTTCTTTTTTTGCGTCGGCATCCGTTATCATTCCGTCCAGTCTGTCAGCCAGTTCCTTCTCTCTCTGCGGGTATTGATGTGTATATGTCCGCATGGTTGTCGATATGGATTCATGGCCCAGGCGGTCGCTGACTGACTTGACAGGAGTGCCGAGCTCGCTGAGGAGAGAAGCGTGGGAGCCGCGCAGGTCGTGGATCCTGATGCGCGGCAGCCCTGCCCGATCGGAGCACCTATGGAACTCCGTAATGAGGCCGGACTTCTTAAAGTAGAAGATCCTCTCGCCGTCCTTGATCTGCAGCTTGTCGATGTAGGATATCGCAGCTTCGAACACGGACTTCGGGAGCGTGATCGTCCTCATGCTCTTGGATGTCTTCGGCGTGAGGATGTATTCCGTATCCTTGACAACCGCGAAGTTCTCGTCGATGCGCAGTGTCATGTTCTTCCTGTCGAAGTCTTCCGGCACGATGGCCAGGAGTTCCCCTTCCCGGATACCTCCGTAAAAAAGGATGTCGAAGGCGAGCAGGTATGACGGCTTCTTCTCGAACATTCGGAAGTGCCGGTATTCGTCATGTGTCCAGAACGGCTTCTCATCCGCATGGCTTTTTCCGATGCTGCCCGTAATGTGGATAGGATTCTGCGGAAGACCGTAGAACCTGCAGGCATAGTTCATGATCGCCGACAGCTGGTTATTGATTGTCTTCAGATAGGTCTGGGAGTACGGCTTCCCGCTCTTACTCCGGTAATTGATAAGTTCATTTTGCCACCGGCGCACCATAGCGACATCGATGTCACAGATCCTCGTATTCCCGAAGAAAGGGAGTATCTTAGATTCAACGATGTCCTTCTTGGTCTCCATCGTCGTTGGTTTCAGCCTTGTATCACAATCTTCATAATAATTAACCAGGAGCGAACTGAAAAGGATAGTGGGGTCTTTAGCCCTCCTATCCTTGAACATTACCTCGTATTCATGCGCTTCCCTCTTTGTGAGGAATCCGCGCTTCACTTTTCGCTTTCGCACCCCCATCCAATCGACGTAACAGAAGCTGCAGTACCACAACTGTTTGCCTGATTTTGTCTTATATTTGTATTCTGGCATCTTTATTGCAACGATGGGTGAATCCAAAGTTCCTCCACATAATCTCCCAATGTGTTGTCAGCAAAGTCCTGCGAGGCTATGAGATCTATCATATCCTTCGGAACGGTGAAAGAGATGACCTTCGACTCCTCCCCGCTCGTCATATCTGCAACAGCCC